GTCAATATCGTGAAAGTCAGCAAACTCGTTGAGATTCAAGAAAACGTTCTGGACATCCGCTGCCGCAAAGTCTTTAAACGTTTTCATTTCTAGATTTGGCTTTAGCCTTCGGAGCCAGCTTCTCCGGAGCCTGTGCCGCTTCAGGTTCAGCCGCTTCAGGAAGAGGAACGGCAAAGCTTGTGCCCGGAATCGGTTCCGGCTGGACTGCTTCTTCAGGTGTCTCAGGTTCCTCGGGCTCAACGAATTTCTCACCGACGCCAGCCTTCAAAATGATTTTTGCCTCTTTCTCATTGAATTCAGCCTTATCCCCAGCCTTGAAAATGTCGCGTCCGAAAACCGTGTTTTTAGTGAAAACAATTTCCATTGTTAGCTCCTATGAAAAAGGGGCCGGAGCCCCTCTTTTGACATCGGATTAGGATCCGGTGGCGTTGATGACGTGGAAAGCATGAATCTGCTGGATGATGGGTAGCGGACGGCTGGAGATCTGCACGACTCGGCCCATCGGGTTGGAGCGCTGGATCCAGGACATCGGAACACGAGAACCCTCAACAAAGACGATTCCCGGATTTGTTTCGCTGATGACCGGACAGGCGCCATAGGCCAACATGGTTTTTGCGCCCGGCGTTGCGAGCAGACATTTATCTGCCGGAACCATAGCAACATCACTGTCATCGCCCTTGTACCATTCATCGTAGGAGTAAATGTCAAGAGCAGAGTCTTTGAGGTAACCCCAGTAAGTGACGCCATCCGGAAGATGCTGAGGATCGATGTGGCCCATGTCAACGCGCCTCATGTCGAGAGACTTAGAGGCAGTGAGCTTGCTCAGGATCGTGTCGATCACGTTAGTGCCGCAGATCAAATCACGAGGAGTAAAGCCGCCGTCTTTAATCATTGAACGGCGGACAACTCTCAGGTCGCTCATGATGGTTTCTGCAGTCGCTGTTGAGGCGTCCCATTTCGTGGTCAAAGTAGTTTCCGGCTTTTCGGAAGCCGCAACAGTAGACCAGAAGTTCAGAACCTCATTCACACCGTCGCCCTTGACCGTAACTTTGCCGCTGAAAAGAGCTTCAGAGCACATGGCCTCCTCACGGCGAGAAATATATTCGTCCAGTTCTGCCAAATCACGGCCCAAAATTTCAGCGGCGCGCATGTTCGGGGTCTTACCGGAGTAAAGATTTTCTCCCGGGAGGCGCTTCATCACATCCTCTGCGGTTGTGATGCGCTGAGGCGCCAACATCGGAGCTTCATAGCTCAGAGTGGAATACCCTTCTCGGTCAATGACTTTGCCGCCGTTAAGAGGGGATACAAACGGTGCAATTCTGCGTCCGCCCCGACCAACTACGTCAAAATCGATTTTCTTTGCGGTGAATGTCGGACGATTTGCGAAATATCGATCGCGCAGCCAGGTATGTTTTGTGTTCTGGCCTGCCTCGATCATTTGGGTCATGATGCGCGGTTCAAAAATGTCAACTGCCATTTTTTACTCCTGATTAGATTTGATGAAAATGCCGATCTTGCGGGCCGAAGATTTGCAGTCGGAAACAGACAGCGTGCCGCTTGTCGGCGTGCCGACGGACATAGCCTTTTCGTTAAATTCGCCTGTCAGAAAAATCACCGTGTTTACATCCGATTTGGATGCGTCAACATCTTCTGCCAAGACACCGTAAACGTCGGCGGCAGCGGTGACAGCTTGGCCGGTCGAGGCGACCAATGTGCCGCGCTTCATTACGCTTTCTCCGGACGGAACTTTGATGACGTCTGTGACTACAGGCATCGTCTGGTTCGCTGCGAACAGGTTGTCAACACCAGTCGTATATTTTTCCTGCATTGCCATTTTTACCTCCGATTATTTGTTGAACTGAGCAGCGGCCGCTTTAACTAAAGCCTCTCGTTCCTGCTCATCTTTTTCGTTTTGAGTCCGTTTGTCCTGCTGCGCCTTAGCGTCAGCAGTTTCAAAACCAAGATTGGAGTCAACCTGCACGTTCTTCAGGTCTGCTGCATCCTCTGCGATACTGTTCTGAATCTTTGCCTTCTTGGCCTTTTCGGCTTTAACGAGCTGAACGGCAAACATTTCCGGAGTGATGCTCGAGTCGGCCTTGGCCTGCTCAAGAAGATCAGAGTGACCGGCCAGGGCCAGCTCTTCGAGCGCGCGAATGCGTTTCTTCTCGTTTTCGACACCCTGCTTCACGGCCTCTGCCTGCAGCGAGGCAATCAGGTCGGGATACTCCGCTTTGAGTTGTGCTAAATCCATTTTTGCTTCCTTTTTTGCTGGTGGATTAACGTTGTCGGCAGGGGCCTGAGCGACTGCCGTAAAAAAATCTGCCGGTGCGTGCTCGAAATATTTCGAGTCTGCCGGCAGGCCGTTGATGAGAACGTTTGTTGGCGTTCTCAAATTTTTAACTGAGGAGGATTCATCGACGAGATCGGCGAGACCGAATTCGACTGCCTCTTTGGCGTTGAAATAACTTTCCGCCTCGACCTTTTCCCGGATGTCCTTCGGGTCTTTGCCGCATTTGGCGGCGTAAATGTCAATGATGTTGTCCTCGATTTTTCGGATGTCTTCGGCCGCTTTTTGCATCTGACGAGCCGAACCCATTGCGAAAGAGGAGACCTCGTGGATCATCATCATTGAGCCAAGCGGCATCGTGACCGTAGCGTTCGGGATGGAAGTGATGATCGTCGCTGCGCTCATTGCAGCGCCGTCAACTCGAATATTGATCTTGCCCTGGTGAGTTTTCAGCAGGTTGTAAATTGCCAGTGCGGTAAAAACGCTGCCGCCGAAACTGTTAATGGAAATATCGATCTGACGATTGGAATCAATTTTTCTGAACTGTTTCGCAAACTCAGTTTCGTTGAATCCGTCCTCGTACTCCTGGCTCCCACCAACATAGCCGTAAAGATCAATTTTTACCGTCGGCAGCTTGGCCGAGTTTTCGATTTTCCAATGAAATTCTTTGCTCTGATCAGTTGGTTTCAGATTCGTCATTCTCGTCAACCTCTCTTGTTTCAATAGTTGTGTGTTGGATGAGGCCGGCGTCCTTCATCATGGCTTCCTCGTGCTTCCGGATCGCGACGATGTTCTCGAATTTCATGCCGGTAAGCTCTGCGGCCTCTCTTTCGCGAGTGCTAAAGCCTTCTTCAACTCGGATTTTTGCGGCGTTGACCTCTTTGAGCGGGTCGAGCTGGCCTTGCGCATCCCCGTACCACTCCGAACCGCACCAAGCCGCTCGAATCAGCGGGTCATCAAAGAATCC